TTTTTCTTTAGAGCACGTAGAGTGGGCAATGAGAGCCGAAGGGTGGGATAAATAACAAATGGGAGATAGATAGATGGGTAAGGGTGCTACTGGACAAAAACCTACACTTGTAGGTAAAATAGTTAGAAAGACTGTAGGCAAAGTTATTGACACAGGTAGAATTGGTGTTCGTGGTAAAAGCACTATGACTAAAGATGCCAAGAAAAGAAGCAAAGAACGTAAATACTTTAATAAACTATCCCCAAAAGAACAACAACAATTTTTAAGATTAGGTTATGATAGATATAGGGCGAGTTTAAAAGTTTAAATGGCAAACGTAATAAGCACGGCAGGATACCGCAATGTAAAGCTAGACCTGACAACCGCTACAGCCACAAAGCTGTACTCCGTACCCACAAACTACGTGACGGTTGTTGAGTCCATCATGGTATCTGAGGACAGTGGCAATGCCGACACAATAACTGTAACAATTACAAATGGCAGTTCGGTGTTTAGTTTGTTTAAGGTTAAAGCTGTAGGTGCAAATGCAACAGTTGAATTAATAACAAAAGACCTTATACTTACCGCAAATGATATAGTCCACGTAACGGCAGCCACAGCGAACAGACTGCATGTAATTATGTCCTTGGTACAGATACCATTAGCATAGTAGTGGCATAAATGCAACACGGAGATGCAAAACTGACTGTGGTAAGTAACGAGTAAATATGGTATAACTACCTTTGTACAATAAACAAAGGAGGTGTACGATGATTAAAATATTAAAGGAATGGTTTAAGAGATCACAAGAAGCCAGAGCAAGACGAGCAGCAATGGGTGAATTAAATAAATTTACAGATAGAGAACTGCAGGACTTAGGCTTTGGACGTAGTGAAATATATGCAAAGGTACATGGTATAAAATAAAATGACTAGGGCTGTAAAACGTAAAAACCCAAATGCCATGAAGGGCATGTCCATAAAAAGTGGGGATAAACGTGCCACTAAAAAGGGTGCAGGTATGACAGCTTCAGGTGTGGCTAAGTACAATAGACGCACAGGGGGTAATCTAAAAACAGCCGTAACCGAAAAAACACCCATGTCTCCTTCCAGAGTAGCACGAAGAAAATCTTATTGTGCAAGGAGTGCAGGGCAGATGAAACAATTTCCTAGTGCAGCTAAAGACCCCAATAGCCGATTAAGACAGGCTAGAAGAAGATGGAGATGTAGATAATGGCACAAGCTAAGGGCGTATACACAAATCCTAAACTTAGGAAAAGCATAGTATCCAGAATAAAGGCAGGTACTAAGGGTGGCAATGCAGGTCAATGGTCTGCACGTAAAGCTCAAATGGTAGCCAAGCAGTACAAAGCCAAGGGTGGGGGTTACAAGTAGTATGCCCAACTGGGAATACCAAAAGTATCACTCATCTGACCGCATGAAGAAGGAACGTGTCATACGTAACCGTAACAGACGCAAAGCGGAGCAGGGTGGATTGGTACGTAAGGGTGACGGTAAACATATAGACCATAAGGACGGTAATGTATGGAACAATAGCCCACGCAACCTACAGATAACCGCAGGGTCATATAACAGGAGAAAACAATGAAGGGTGTTCCACATTTTTTAAAGAACGGTACTCCACACGGTAAGGGTGGCAAGGGCAGTACACATAAAATGAAGGACGGTACTCTTCATTCTAATAAAACGCATACAAAAACAAGTAAACCTTTATTTCACATGAAAGAGTTAAGTCCTACAGCACAGAAAAAAGCAAAGGCTATGATGTCCTGATGGCACTCACAAAGTCTCAAAAGAGTCTCAAGGATTGGGGAAAACAAAAGTGGAGAACTAAGAGTGGTAAACCATCTACTCAAGGTTCAAAAGCTACAGGCGAACGCTACTTACCTTCCAAAGCTATTGCTGCTCTTAGTCCTAGTGAATACGCTCGTACTAGTGCAGCAAAACGAAAAGGCAAGGCTAGTGGCAAACAGTTTGTGGCTCAACCAAAAAAGATTGCAAAGAAAACCAAGAGGTATAGATGACACCTGAAAAATTATCAGCTTGGAGAATAGTTCCTCGTTTATTAATTTTAAGTTATATGGTTGTTTTTTATCAAACGTGTAATTGGTTTATGAATTTAACAGACCCTAACAATGCACAGGCAGGGTTTGTATCTGTCGTTGTAGGTGCAGGTGCTGCATGGTTTGGTATCTATGTAAATGGTACTAGGGCATCTGTAAGTGTATCAGCTAAGACTGAAACTAGGGAGAATATATAATGGATATAATTAAACCTTTAATTGTAATGATACTCGCTACAGGCTTAATGGGCCTTTTAGGGCTTATTGTTATAGATGAGTTTATGATGGCTAACGCACATGGTGGTGTATTAGACGCTAATGTAATTGAACTCTTGCAAATGAGTATTACAGGTATTGTGGGTATTGTTGCAGGGTATTTGTCAGGTAATAGCCCATCTAAGGGTAAAGGTTGCAATAACCCTGACTGTAAATGTTAATAGGAGATATATATGTTTGAACGTGTAAAAAATTTTTTTAAAGAACGTGGCGAAGGAACTGCGTGGGATTTAGATTACGGTAAACTTATTATTATAGGTTTATGTATCTACATAGCAGTTAATGTCTAATGAGTTTAATATCTACATTAGTAGGGCCAGTATCTAATATTCTAGATAAGGTTATACCTGATGCTGATGAGAAGGCTAGACTAGCACATGAAATAGCTACCATGTCAGACCAACATGCACAACAGTTGGCACTAGCACAGGTAGAAGTAAACAAAGCTGAAGCTGCAAGTGGAAGCTTATTTAAAGGTGGGTGGAGACCCTTTGTTGGTTGGATATGTGGTATCGCTCTTCTATATCACTTTATACTATCCCCTTTAATTTTATTTGGAGTATCACTAGCAGGAATAAATATACCACCTATTCCTGAATTTGATATGGGAAGTTTAATGACAGTCTTAATGGGTATGTTAGGACTTGGTGGTCTAAGAACCTATGAAAAACAAAAAGGGATTACTAAATAAATATTGTCTTGTTTGCAAAAAACCTTTACTAGTATACACAGTTTATACAATACAACAAAAATTTATAAAAATGAATAGTGTTTGTATACCCTGTAAAGAAAAAGCAGATAGAGAACGATTACAGAATCAGAAAAGGATATAATATGGGATTTACTCTCTCACAACGAAGCTTAGATAGACTAGATGGTGTCCATGATGATATGGTGCGTGTAGTTAAAAAAGCTATAGATGTGTCTAAAATAGACTTTGGTGTTATTTGTGGACTACGTACTGTAGAAGAACAAGAAGCACTGGTAGCTAAAGGAGCATCACAGACCATGAAGTCAAAGCACCTAGATGGACTAGCTGTAGACTTGATGGCATATATAGGTGGGAGGGCTTCATGGGAACTCAATGTCTATGATGACATTGCTGATGCTATGAAGGAAGCTGCAAAGCTTGAAAACGTAGGTATACGTTGGGGTGCAGCTTGGCATTTAAATGATATGAGAATTTGGGGTGGTACTATGGAAGAAGCCATGAATGCTTATATTGATGTAAGAAGAGGACAAGGTAGAAGACCATTTATTGATGGACCACACTTTGAATTAAGCTAATGTTTTTACCTGTAGTTACAATATGTTTACTTTCTGTAATGGATCAGTCTGTAGACTGTAAACACTTTAACCCTGACCAACAAGCTAATACAGTACAAGAATGTGTAGTAATGGTAGGACAATTTGTAAATCATATGAGACCTAGATTAGCTGTTCCACACACTATTCAATATAAATGTATTGACAAATCAGTAAGGATATAATATAATGAGTAGAAACTTAACAGAAAAACAACAAAAGTTTCTGGATGTTTTATTTGAAGAAGCAATGGGTAATCCTGTTAAAGCTAAAAAACTTGCAGGATATTCTGACACAGTAGCTACTGCTTCTATTACTTCTAGTCTACAAGAGGAAATTGCAGATATAACTAAAAAATTTATTTCTTCTACAGCTACTAAAGCTGCATATTCTATGTTTGAAGTAATGAGTAGTCCTACAGATTTAGGGAACAAAGAAAAAATGATGGCTGCAAAAGATATACTAGATCGTGGTGGTTTTGCTAAAACTGATAAAGTTGAAGTAACAACTGCTAGTCCTTTATTTATTTTACCACCTAAGAACGATGAAGATTAATAGACAATGGAAACTTCCTCCTCCAGAAGAAAGTGAAGATAGTTTAGAATGGTATCCAGTAGTTAGAGTTGGTAGAATAGTGCCTTTTGGCTATGAACAAGATCCAAATGATAAAGATGTTTTACTACCTATTCAAGAAGAGTTAGAACTATTAGAAAGAGGTAAAAGATTTATTAAACAGTATAGTTACAGAGATGTAGCAAATTGGTTAAGTACAGAATCTGGCAGATATATTTCTCATGTTGGATTAATGAAAAGAGTTAAACTTGAACAAAAACGTAAGACAGAAGCTTCAACTCAACGCTACCTTGCCAAAAGGTATAAAGAAGCCCTTGAAAAGGCAGAAAAGCTTGAAAGAGAAAGGTTTGGTGGAGTTAAAAGAGGAGACAGTAACTTATCCCCAAGCCAAGCCTGAAGAAATAGAAGTAGAAAAAGCACAAGAAATAATTTTTAAGCCTAATCCAGGTCCACAAACAGAGTTTCTTTCTGCTAACGAACGAGAGGTTTTATACGGAGGAAGTGCAGGTGGTGGTAAAAGTTACGCAATGCTTGCAGATCCTGTTAGATATTTAAACAACTCTAATTTTAGAGGGCTATTAGTAAGGAGAACAACAGAAGAACTAAGAGAACTTATTTCAGTATCTAAACAACTTTACCCTCAGGCAATACCTAATATAAAGTTTATGGAAAGAGATAAAACTTGGGTAGCACCATCAGGAGCAACATTATGGTTATCATACTTAGATAGAGATGATGATGTTACACGATACCAAGGACAAGCTTTTAGTTGGATAGGATTTGACGAGTTAACTCAATGGCCTACACCATACCCTTTTGACTATATGAGGTCAAGATTACGTACTACAAAAGGAAGTGGGTTAGATTTATACCAAAGGGCTACTACTAATCCAGGTGGTCCAGGTCATAGTTGGGTTAAAAAAATGTTTGTAGATCCTGCTCCAAGTGGACAAGACTTTTGGGCTACAGATATTGAAACAGGAAAAACTCTTATATGGCCTCAAGGTCATAGCCGTTCAGGAGAACCATTATTTAAACGCAGATTTATACCTGCTACATTATTTGATAATCCTTACTTAGCAGATGATGGATTATATGAAGCAAACTTATTATCACTACCTGAGTATCAACGTAAACAATTACTAGAAGGAAATTGGGATGTTAACGAAGGAGCAGCTTTTCCAGAGTGGAACAGAAATATCCACGTTATTGAACCTTATTCTATCCCTAATAGTTGGGCTAAGTTTCGTGCTTGCGATTACGGTTATGGAAGCTACACTGGTGTTCTTTGGTTTGCAGTCAGTCCCTCAGAGCAACTCGTAGTATATAGGGAGCTATATGTGTCAAAAGTATTAGCAACAGATTTAGCTGATATGGTTTTAGAAGCAGAGTCAGAAGATGGAACAATTAGGTATGGGGTATTGGATAGTAGTCTTTGGCATAAACGTGGGGATATTGGCCCTTCTCTTGCAGAACAAATGATTATTAAAGGGTGTAGATGGAGACCTTCAGATAGAAGTAGAGGCTCTCGTATAGCAGGTAAAAATGAAATACATAGAAGATTACAAGTAGATGAGTTTACAGAAGAACCAAGACTAGTATTTTTTAGTAGTTGTTTACAAACAATATCTCAACTACCTTCTATACCTTTAGATAAAAATAATTCTGAAGATGTAGATACACATGCTGAAGATCACTTATACGATGCTTTAAGATATGGAGTAATGACTAGACCACGTAGTAGTTTATTTGACTATGACCCTGCAACTCAACGTAGTGGTTTTCAAGCTGCTGATGCAACATTTGGATATTAAGGATATAATATGGAAGAAGATGAAATACTAACAGATTCTCAACAATCAGTTGCTATTGAAGATGTAGACGAAAATTCTAATGCAGACAGTGATGTAGGAGAAATAATCTCTTTTGTAAAAGGTAAATACCGTAAAGCTGAAACAGCTAGGAGAGGTGATGAGGAAAGGTGGATACAAGGTTATCGTAACTACCGTGGTTTATATAGCCCAGAGGTTCAATTTACATCCACAGAAAAATCAAGAGTATTTGTTAAGACTACTAAAACAAAAGTACTTGCTGCATATGGACAACTTGTAGAAGTATTATTTGGTGGTAATAAATTTCCTTTAAGTATTAATCCTACAGTTTTACCTGATGGTGTAGAAGATACAGTTA